AGGGCTGCTTGCAAAGCGTCGAGTTGGGTTTGTGAAAAGGACATGGTGGTTGTTTTCTGTTGGCGCCTCAGCGCCAGACGGTCAGGTTCATCTCTGTGGTGTCGGTGAGCGTCCCGTTTGAGGTGGTACAGATGACCTCCACAAATTGGATGGTCTTGGCTTCTGCTGTGGCGCGCGCGCCGGCATGTTTCATGGCCGATTGGTTGCCTGCATTGCGTGCGAACGCCTGCCAGCAGTAGCTGGTATCTGGCATGGGGCTCGAAAACGTCACCCGGAATTTGCCAGTGGTTGTGCGGGTGACGCTATGAACATTGAACCCAGCCCGAACTACCACCGAGGCTTTGCTGCCAGTTCCAATCACCCCGAAACACACCCAGGCTTTGGCAACCCCAGGGTGATCGGCGGTGATGCGGGTCTTGAGTTCAAGAGCCAGGCGCTGTGCCAATTCGGTAATGTGTTGGGCCAGGTTCATGAATGGTCAGGCCAGCAGTGCCGCTTCAAATGCCGCCACAAAATCGGTGTCCGCGTTGCCGATATCCAGCACTGAGACTGCACCGATGTTCTGGCGCGCCTGTTCCTGCTCAAGGGCGGTCAGGGATTGCGCCGCATCAAAGCGCACCCGCTTGTCGACAGCGGCAAGCAAGGCCGCGATACCCGTCTGGTCATCCAGAATGGCCGTTTGAAGCTCTTTGAGCGTGTCAAATGCCGCATCGGCACCACCCAGCAAGTCAGCTTTGAGGGCATCCAGCAAGGAGGTGATCTTGGAGGCAGAAAACGTAGTGGCGGTACCCGCCGCGTTGGCATCGTCAATGATGGTGACGCCAGCCAAAGTGGAGATCTGGCTGCGCAGCTCGTTGATGGAACTGACGAGGTTGGTTTTGTCAGTGGTCGAGAGGTTGGCCAGCGTGCCGACCTGACCGTAAATGGTCTTGAACTCGGCGGCTAGGCGCAGAACCAGGGATTCAAGGCGTGTTTGCAAACTCATGGGGGAAACTCCAAAAAATGTGGCGATGGAAATGAAAAAGGCACCGAAGTGCCAGGGTTAGACAGCCAACAAGTGACCACAACCCCTAGCGTTTAAGCCAGGGACTGCGGATAACACGCCGACTGAATATGGGTGACCCAGAAGCAGCGATGCCAGCGGGAACATCACGGTTCTGGCTGGCATCACTCGCTTTCTGGGGCATGGTCATTGGCACAGGCATCACCTGCACTGGCACAACATCAGGTGGCGAGAGGCCGAGTTGTTTTTCTAATTCGCGCCAGTGGCGCTCCTCAAAGCGGTCCAGACCGACACTCGACGCGGCCGCCCGGGCGTACACATAGCAGTCCAGCGCCTCGTTGCGCTCGCGCATCTTTTGCCACTCGCGGTGGGCAAAGCCGTTTCGGTCGTGCCGCGTGATCAAGCTCTCCGCGCACAACTGCTGCACGTATTCCGCGTCAACCTTGGGCAAATGAACAAACCCGGCCGGGTAAAGCGGTGTGCTGCCATCAGACCCAAAATCAGCTGCTTTGCGCAGGTTGTTGTAAAGCTCCATCTTGGCCATGCCCACAGCCACCGAAAACAGCTTGATGCCGCGGCGCAGCTTTTTCCCGCCCTGTGTCACATCGACCGCCGTGGGCGTGCCAATCAAGGCCGCGCCGCCCATCGCACCGCTGCGAACCCCTTTTACTGGCATGAGTCGCGGGTCGTGGCAACTGCGAGCGAACGCATAGGTCTCCTGGGTGGCAAAGCCGGTGTCCAGCGCCAGCCGGGTCAAAGGCATCAAGACACCACTGGCGTGCGTCCAACGCTCGGCGAGTAACTCTGACAGGCGTTTCCACACCGTATCCCGGGCGGTGTCCCCCATCAGCACGCGGTGCTCCACCAGCCAGGACTCCTTGCCGCGACCAAAGGCCCAGATGGACACCTCAATTCGGTCTTTCTGCACGTCCGCACCGGCCACCAACAACAAACCACCCGTGGGTACTGTGCCGATTCGGTAATCTTCCCGACGCTCAATCAATCGCTGCCAGTCCGGTGCCTCGCCTTCTTCGAGCCAGGTTTCGCCCAATTCGGTGTTTTTGAAGGTCTTGATTGCAGCAGCGGAACCGGATTCCTTGCTGACTGCACTCTCCCAGGCGGCAGCCACATCGCGCCAGCTGCGCCAGCCGACCGGGCTGTACAGGCTGGAGAGGTGAAACCCAGCGGTCTTTTTACGACCTTTGCCGCTTGTTGCACCCTCTTGCGCGATCATGCTGCGCCATTGACCCAGCTCCAACATGCGCGTCTTGTGGTGTTCCGCAATCGGCTGCTCACAGGACTCGCACACATAGGCTGCTGTCTCCGGCTTGGCTTTTTCCCAGCGAAGTTGCTCAAAGCGCAGCCACTGGCGGTGGTCGCAGTGCGGACAGGGCACAAAGTAGCGCCGCTGGTCACTGCCCTCGTACTCGCGCTCAATAGCCGAAACCCCAGAGATGGTCGGAGTCGACACGATAAATATCTTGCGCCGGGTGAAGGTGCGCGTGCGGGCCTCAGCCAGGGAAATCGCATCGCCCTCGCCTTCCACATCCAGCGGATAACCGTCCACCTCGTCCAGGAACAAATACCGCACAGGCATGGAGCGCAGGCCCACCGCGCTGTTAGCCCCGGTCATCACCAGCACGCCACCCCTGAACTCTTTGGCCAGAATGGTGTTGCCGGAGTCCCGAGACCGGGCCGGTGATATCAATTCACGCAGCGCCGCCGACTCCTCAATCAAGGGGTCGATCCGCTGCTTGGAGTTGCGTTTGGCCATGTCCACCGTTGGCCAGACCGCCATCATGGGCCCGGGCGCATGGTGGATCACGTAGCCAATCCAGTTGCTGCCCATCTCAGTCGCGCCCAACTGCGCCGCCTTCATGAACACCACGCGCTCTACCGGCGAGTTGGGCGAGAGGCAATCCATGATCTCTTTCAAGTACGGCGTGCGGCTGGTGCGCCAGCGACCGGGCTCGGCGGAGGCTTTGCTGGAGAGCATGCGATGCTGATCAGACCACTCGGACACCGAGAGCAGTGGATCTGGCGTCAGACCATCGCGCCAGACCCGCTCGATCTCATTTGCGCCATCGTAATGATCGGTTTCGGATTCTTTGTTCATCAGTCCACACCGGCCTGTAAATTGCCCAATTCCTGCAAGTGCTCGCGCACCGCGTTCTCCAGCGCCACGTGCATGGTGTGCGCATCGATTTCCAATTTGGCTGCCATCTGGGCAGACACGCGTGCGGGCCAGTTCAGCCAGGCGTCGCGTTCACTGCGCGCCAGCTTGAAAACGTGGGCAATGGCCTGCGGGCGATCAATGAGCTCCCCCTTGAGCCGGGCCAGTCGGACCTTGTTTGTCTGTGCTTTGACCACCTCGTTGACGGTTCTAGCTTGCAGCAGCGAGGTTCCGCTACCGCCGCCGGAACCCGTATTGGGTGCTGCACCAGCGCCGCTTCTGTCACCACCACTGTCGCTATCAACCTCTGGCACTTTGACTTTGACGGTGGGCTGCCGCGTGCCTGTCTTAGGCGCACTGGTGTTGCGCGCCCATTGGGCATCGGCCTGATCCGAATCAATCGTGCCGTCGGGGAGAGCCTCAATTCGCCCGCTGCGGATGGCCTTATGAACGGCGGTGTCGGTAACCCCGCGGTGGCGGGCGTAGGCGCGAATCGAAAGTCCCATGGGTGTGTTGAGTTCTTTTCATCTCAGAAATGATGCGTCAGGTGCGTCAGGCAGAGATGCAAATTTGCATCTCTGGTCGAGTACATCCTCCTGAAAATTTCCAGGAGGTTGAGGTTTTTGTTTGAAGCAAAAAAAAGATTCAAAAATGATCGAAATTGACTTGGCTTCACCAACCAACAGCGCGTTACTAGAGGCATCGCAACAAGCAAACGGAACAAACAAATGAAAACCATCACAGCCCAAGTCACAGACACCAACCACCGCGCACGGGGCGATATGCAAATCAATGTCGATCTTGACCCGGTCGGCCCCAGCCTGGTCGAGCACAACGGGAAAACCTACTGCTTCACGCACAAGACAGGCACCAACCTCAGCACTGGATTGGAAGTGCGCGAAATGGCCACCTTTGACGATGCCCGCCTTTGGATCACGCTGGACGGCACCAAGGTCTGGGAAGACTAAACAACCTCACATCCACTAACACGCAGGAGAAAATCATGAGTACCACCACACTGACCACCACCCAACACGCCATGCTGGCCCATGCCATCCATCACACAGAAGGCCGCATCGACTGGTTTCCAGAAAACATCAAAGGTGGCGCACGCCAGAAAGTTCTGCAAGGACTTTTCAATCGCGCCTTAATCACTCCACTTGGGCCAGACTGGCTTGTCGCCGCCGAAGGCTACGACGCGCTGGGCTGCGCCAGACTCAACGCTTGCACCGTCGCACCAGACACAGAACTTGACGCAGCCGTGGCGCAGGCAGAGGCCTCCTGGGTGCAAGAGGTGAACAGCGACGCTGCTGATCAAGAAGACACCGATGCCAACGATACAGCGCCAGCAACTCCAGTCGACGCAGACGACGTTTGCATCCAAACCGAAATTCAAGTAAGTAAGCACGACAATGCCACAGGTTACAACGAGCACCCAACTGGCACCGACGTACCAGCACAGGGTCTCGACGCGCCACAGGGCCAGCCCGAGCCCACCTTGGCGCCAGCAGATCAACCCCTTACGAAGGTGATCCGCACCCGAGAACATAGTAAGCAGGCGACCATCATCGGGATGCTCCAGCGAACCGAGGGTGCCACCATTGCCCAGATTTGCGAGGCAACTGGTTGGCAGGCCCACACCGTGCGCGGCACCTTTGCTGGAGCCTTCAAGAAGAAACTTGGCATGACCATCACATCGGACAAGGCCGAAGGCGGCGTGCGTACCTACCGCGCAGCAGACTAAAAAATAGATTGAAGAAGAAGCCGAATCAACTTGGCTTCTCAAGCAAACAGCGTCTTCATAGAGGTGTCGCGATTGACGACGGCATTTAAAAGGAAAACGTAATGAACACCATGACCCTGACCATTGAGCGCACACCACGCACCCTTCAACTCGACGGAAACGTCCTGCAAGTCGAAGAATTGGGCATCACCCTGCCCTTTGCCCGCAAGCCCTGCGACCTGAGCGAACTCGGCGGCGGCAAACCTGAAAAAGTGTTGGTCACGGACACCCGGGAGATGAGCACCGCTGAATTTGACGAGTTTGCCTCCAACCTGCTGCGCTCACGCCCCTGGCTCAGCGGCAAGGGTGGCTCCAACGCCATGGGCAACTTCTGCGTCGAGGTCTGCGCCCCCGGACGCCCTTACCTTTACATCAACCCAGAAGGCGGCGATTACGCCCGGTACGTTGCACGCCTGGGTTAAAAAGATTGGAAAGAGGCCAAGATCAACTTGGCTTCTCCACCAAACAGCGCGTTACTTGAGGCAGCACAGCCCAGGAAACTGGCATCCCCGCGGCAGGGCCTACTTAACCGGATTTTTGGTTCTGGCTGCTCTTGACAAGGGGACCTATGCCTGACGAGACCGCAGGGTTTCAAAAACCCTGCGAAGCAAAAAGCTCCTGACCAGCGACACGCCGGTGAAGATCAACCCAATCATCAGGTTCTCGCGCAGCGTAGCATGCATGCCAAAGAGCGGGAACACCACCAACTGGGCGCCCACCGCCACAACGTAGCCAACAACCACGTTGGCAATTGATTCAAGCAAAGACATCCACAGGGATTGCTTCAAGACTGCGTCTCCATAGTTTTCTCGTCAACCAGGCCGGCCAACTCGTTGAAGCTGATGTTATCTACCTCGCGACAGGCAAGTTTTCCTGTCCAGTCCTGCCAACGCCGCACAATCACATCGACATACTTTGGATCGAGTTCCATCAGCCGTGCCATGCGGCCTGATTTTTCTGCGGCGATCAGAGTCGTGCCGGAGCCGCCAAACGGGTCAAGCACCACGTCACCGGGCTTGCTGGAGTTGCGAATCGCACGCTCCACCAGTTCAACAGGCTTCATGGTCGGGTGCAAGTCGTTCTTGTGGGGCTTTTTGATCTGCCACACATCGCTCTGGTCACGGTCGCCGCACCAGTGGTGCTTACCACCCTCGGGCCAGCCGTACAAAATTGGTTCGTACTGGCGCTGGTAGTCCGAGCGCCCCATGGTGAAGGTGTTCTTTGCCCAGATGATGAAGGTCGACCACTTGCCACCAGCCTCGCGAAACGCTGCTTGCAGGACATCCAGCTCACTTGACGACATGGCCACGTAGACCGCACCGGTGCAGTTGGCCATGATGGGTGTCAGTGCGGCCAGCAGGAAGTCATAAAAACCGTCGCCCAGGTTGTCGTTGAGGATGGCGCGGTCTTTGCCACGCATTTTGTCCTTGGCGCTGTTGGCATAGTTGACGTTGTACGGCGGGTCGGTGACCGTCATGTCCACCGCTTTGCCTTGCAACAACTGGTCGTAGCATTTGGCATCTGTGGCGTCGCCACACAGCACACGGTGGCCACCGAGCAGCCACACGTCGCCTGGGCGCGAGATTGAAGCCTCTTGTGTCTCGGGTACCTCGTCATCACCCGTTTGGCCCACGTCGCCTTCCTCGCCCTCGAACAGGTCGGCCAGTGCATCGGCATCAAAGCCGGTGAGCGACAAATCGAAATCGTCATCGCGCAACGCATCGAGTTCCACCCGCAGCATCGCATCGTCCCAGCCTGCGTTCTCAGCAATGCGGTTGTCCGCAATGATCAGGGCTCTGCGCTGAGTGGGTGTCAGATGGTCAAGCACGACTACCGGCACGACTTCCAGTCCTAGCTTTTGCGCTGCTGTCAGTCTGCCGTGACCGGCCACGATGATGCCGTCGCTTCCAGCCAGAATGGGGTTGGTAAAGCCAAACTCGACGATGGACGCAGCGATTTGAGCGACCTGCTCATCAGAATGGGTGCGCGCATTTCTAGCGTAGGGCAGCAGTTTGCCGGTTGGCCACTGCTCGATTTTGTTGGCCAGCCAGGATGCGGTCATGGATTTACCTTTGCGGATTCAATTGTTGGGGTTGCTGGCGCGAGTCGCTCTGAGGCGACCGCCTTGAAGGTCTGGCCGGTCGCTGCAAGCGTCACCGGCACATCGGGGAAGTTTTGCTGGAAGCGAATGACGGCCACGTCCACGTACTGCGGCGCGATCTCCACTAGTCGGCACTGGCGACCACTGCGCTGTGCGGCCAGCATGGTTGTGCCGCTACCGCAAAAGGGTTCGAACACAATGTCGCCTCCATCCGAGTAGGCGTCCATCACAAACTGGGGCAGCGCCACCGGAAAAACGGCCGGGTGATCGATGTCCTGACCGATCTTGCCTTTGTGACGCATGATGCGAATCACCGAGTCGGCGATCTTGGTGTCTTGCGTGAGCGTTCCGACGTGGTTCCACGATGTTTTGCTGCCATCTTTGTTGCGCATGCCACCGGCACTGGTGCCGTCACCACGCAGATGGGTGTCACGACCAGCGTAGATGCAGGGCACGTTCTTGTTGGGCCTGCGCACCTCGGAATCCTTGCGATTGAAATGAAACACGAACTCAAACGCTGGCGCAAAGCGCCCACTCCAGTCGCCCGGCAGGCCCGGGCCCTGGTCCCAAACGTACCAGCCAAAGCGCCGCCACCCCTGCTGGCGCATCCATGACAGCCAGCAATCCCAGTACGGCATGACTTCCTGCTCGCGGTGGATCAGACCCAGGTTGACCAGCACCTGACCGGTGGTAGCCATGGGCAGGTTCGCAAAGACCGAACGCATCAGCGCGTCCCAATCAACAATCGTGTCGGTGTAGTCGCGCTGGGTACCGTAGGGCGGCGAGGTGAAGCAGAGTGCAGCTCTTTCAGATTGCATCAGGGCGGCGATCACCGCCGAGTCACCGGCATCACCACAGATCAGACGGTGCGCACCGAGCAGCCAGACGTCCCCAGTTCGGGATACGGGATTGACTTGCGCGTCTGGAACTTCGTCACCTGCGTCAGGTGCGTCGTCGGAATCATCATCGCCCGCCTGATCGTCGTTGTTCCCACCGTCGATGTGCTCGGCCATCATGGCTTCAATCTCAGCATCCTCAAAACCGGTGAGCGCCAGGTCGTAACCGGACTCACACAGTTCGGTGAGTTCAAGGGCCAGCATCTCTTCGTCCCACCCGGCATCGAGTGACAGGCGGTTGTCGGCAATGACGTAGGCGCGCTTCTGGGTGGGCGACAGGTGTCCCAGTTCAATGACCGGAACTTCTGTCAACCCCAACTTGCGGGCAGCCGCCAGACGACCGTGCCCGGCGATCACGCCGCTGACACCATCCACCAGCACCGGATTTGTCCAGCCAAACTCAGCGATGCTGGCGGCGATCTTGGCCACCTGCTCCTCGCTGTGGGTACGAGGGTTGCGGGCGAACGGGAGCAGCGCTTCAACCTTGCGGTACTCGACGTTGAGTGGATTCACTGGTTTGTTGCTTCCAAAAAAAGTGCGGCCCGCACAGGTCTGTAAAACCAGTGACGGGCCGCGAGGATCGCTTGTCGCCAAGCGCAGGAGTTGAACGAGAGAACCCGCCGTCAGAAAACTCCGAGGGCGGGTTCAGAAAAAGTCAGGAAACGAAAACTTGGATGTCAGGTCGGCAAAGGGTGTGAATTGAATTCCCCCCCTTGTGTGCCAGGGTGCAAACCTGCCGCTGGTGCAAACCGCTGCAAACTCTGGTTTGCAGTCTGTCGGTGGGCGGGTCTTGCGCTGTTGCCCCCCGCATAGGATTTTCCGAAAGAAGGACCCCTTTTTCCTGGGACGCCATGACTAATTAGCAACAGTTTCTCAGGGGCTTTCTCCATCCATAGCCGTAAATATACCGAAAAACAGGCTGGATGTTTCACCTCAATTGGCGGGCAAAAGGGACAAACTCCAAATCAAGGGACAGAGTGCCAAAGCATTACTCTGCGTGACCCAATGGCTCGGATGATTTGTCGGGCAATTGGGCCTTGTCGGGTCACTTTCTAGTGCTGTGATTGAGTTTTTCGGCCATCAACTCCATGGCCTGAGTCCAATGCCGCCATGCCGTCGAGCGTCCGATGCCAAAGCGCGTGCAGATGTCACGCCAGCCGTACCGCTTGGCACGCATCCAGACCAAGTGACGTCGCTCGACCTCAAGCCACTGCACCCATAGCATGACCTCAAGCATCTGCTCCACGTCCTTCGGTGATGGTGGAAAGCGACAGACCTCACGCTCATCGGTTACCAGCATCTCCCACTGGCTGCGCACGATGGTGGGCCAGGCATTGGAGTAGCCCTGCACGTTGGCCGAGGGCAGTCGCCTTGCTGTGGCCGCAGCGTCCTCGAAGCGATTGGCAACGTCATCGGGTGTCCATGGTGTGTTGCGCTCAGCCATGGCGAGTCCTTGGTGTGCCGTACAGACGCTCGCCTATGCGTCGCACCAGTTCGCGCTCAAGGTAGTCCAGTCGCTTGTCTTCGGCGTTGACCACCAGGATGTTCTGGTCACGCCAGCCACGTTCCTTGACGTCGTCCAGGTCCGTCACGGTTGGCTGCAAGCGCCCCAAGGGGCAGCGGTAGTTGTGTTGCGGAACCTTCATGTCATACCTCCAGATCATCGTTGTTGCTGTCGAGTGCCCAGTGCAGGATCGCCAGGGCATCGGCTTCGTTGTCGTCAGTGACGGGGTGACCAAGGGCACGCATGGCAGCAATGACCTCTGCCTTGCCTGCGTTGCCTTTGCCCGTGGCGTGCTTCTTGATCGTCCCCACTGGCACGCCTTGGTAAGGAATGCGGTGGTGCTCGCACCAAGTGGTGAGAGTGGCCATCAAGCCGCCGTAGACATGGGCGGCGTCGACTCCAACGTGGCGGCGCACCTCCTCGAAGTACACGGCGTTGATCTCGCCAGTCATGACCTTCAGTTCTGCCAGCCAGTGTTTGAAGCGCAGGTAGCGCATGCCACCGCCTTCGAATCGTTGGGACTTGAAGCTCACAAAGCCGTGGGCAGTTGGTCCGTTTTGTGAACGTAAAGCCCAGCCAGTGGTAGTGCCCAAGTCCAGGGTCAGGATGGTGCTGCTCATTTCGCACCTCCGATCTTGAGCGAGATGCCCCGATAGGCGCGAGCGTTGCCCGAACTCACCACGCAGCGCTGCAAGCCAAGGTAACCCAAGATTAGTGACAGACAGCGAGCAGACGCGGCAAAGCAATCGTTGGCAGCGCTCCAGGTCAGCCAATCTGCGTGCAGTGCAGAAAATCGGGTTGTTGCGCGGTCGTCCAGATCGCAGTTGACTTTGAGCCACTGCTGCATGTCGCGTGCAGTGCGTGTGTCAGTGACCAATGCATTTTCAATGTTTTTCATTTCGATTCCTGTTGTTGGGTAAGACGCACAGCGTTGTTGGGCTGGCGTATCGAAGGTGCAATTCGGGTCGGTTTTGCCATTCCGACGTAGTCGACACATCTCAGGGTTAACTTCCATAACCTGCGCGTCACGCGCCCGCGTAAGGAACTAACCATTGGCTGCGCCGACTACGTCGGATTGATGTCCCACCGACACAGCCGACCCATGTTTCGAATGCTTCAAGCACTGTTTCAAGAGGCTGCTTTTGAGCGTTCTTTTGCTGCGTCATATGCGTCAGTTGTCCGCGTAAGGCGTGTAATTGGGGCGAGTCTGCTGTGCTAAACCCACGCCCTGGTAGCCGCGCACACCAGCTGAGTTGCGCCACTTTTCCAGTCCGCGAGTGAGCAGCAAGTCAGAGAACCGGCGCTGAGAGCCCACAAACTCACCTGCGGCCTCTGCCCACTGCTTCCAGTCGGCAAACAACTCTGTGGTGAGTGATCTGGCACTGTTGACTCGCACACAGCGCTCCTCCAGCCAACGGCCCAGGGCATCCTCCGACTCGAAATACTCCTTGGTCGCACTGACCACACTCTCGGGCGCAATCAGCCCTTCGCGTTGCCAGGCCAGACAACCCTGCACACCCCACTCAAAGATGGCATTGCGCTCGATCAGCAGCTTGGCCTGCAACTGCTTATCGCGTTTTTCAGGCGGCACAGTGATCGTGAACGGGATCAGGTGCAAGCGCCTGCGCATGGCCTCATCGATGTTGCGAATGGCCGGTTTGTGGTTGCCCGCGATGACCAGTTTGAACTGCGGCAAGTAGGTGAAGAAGTCCTGGCGCATGAAGCGCGCCGAAACGCGGTCGCCACCGGTGATCTCCTTGATCTTGGACTCGTTCCAGCGCCTCCCCTGCTCTGTCTCTGTCGCCCCGACAAAGCGCGCGCCGCGCAGGCCTGCCAGATCGGTTGGATGGCGGTCACCGCGCGATTCCATGAACGTGTCCATGGGCGCATTGGCCGCATAGTCGCCCATCAGCGTGAAGATGGTGTTGACGAACACGGACTTGCCGTTGGCACCGGTACCGTACAGAAAGAACAGCGCGTGCTCTTGGGTGGAGCCTGTCATGCAGTAGCCGAACACCTTTTGCAGGTAGTGGATTTGATCGGCATCCCCCCCGGTCACATCGGCCAGAAACGCCAGCCAGTTAGGACAGGTGCTGCCCGCCTGAATCGTGGCCGTGCAGATTTTGGTCATGCGATCAGTGCGGGAGTGGACTCGCACTCTGCCGGTCCGCAGGTCAACCACGCCACCGGGCGTGTTGATCGACCACTCATCAGCATCCCACTCGTCAGTGGTACCCGCATGCTTGCGGTCTGCACGGGCCAGTCGCTCGACACCGCTGATGGTGCCCGAAGCTGCCAGTTTGGCTGCCAACTTGGGGTTGTCCGACTTGAGCGATGCGAAACGACAGACGTGGCGCACCAGGTCAGATGCGGCCAGAGTGTCCTCACTGCGCCAGCGCTGGCCATCCCACATCAGCCACTTACCCCACGCCGCAACGTAACGCCAGTCGTTTTGATACCGGTTGGTAAAGCTCAGTGCCAGCGCGTCCTCACTGCCCCACACCGTCGCGTCCTGGTGGTCACCACCGCTGTCCGGGGATTCATTGCCGTGGTTGTTGGCACCGATGTCCGGCAGATGCACTGCCAGGTTCGGCCCGGTGGCCAGCCTTTCCTGGACATTCATGCCCTCAATCACCGCATCGGCACTGTCCCAACCATCTGCTTTGTCCTCTGGCGGGTACAGGATGACGCAACTGGTGGCTTTAGCTGCCAGAATGGCCTGTGCCGCGTTTTCTGCATACGTCCAGCCGGGCTTATCCTTGTCTGGCCAGATGATCACGGCTTTACCAGCCAGCGGTGACCAGTCGGTTTTATCGACCGGCGCGTTGGCACCAAACATGGCGGTAGTGGCGCAGATGTCCGCATCGATCAAGGCTTTAGCGCACTTTTCGCCCTCGACCACCACCACCCGATCTGACTTGAGCATGCCGGGCTGGTTGTAGAGTGGCCGTGGATCAGGTGGCGCTGCCTTCTTGCGTTTGACATCCCAGGGGCGGAACTCCTTCTTTTGCCCTGGCGGGTCATAGCGGTACACGATGGCGATCAGCTTGCCATCAGCATCCTGATACTCCCATTTGGCAGTCGCTGGCCCGAGATCGTCCATGGGAGGCTCGACCTTGCGTTTGCGCGTTGCCTCCTGCGGCACTTTGCCGACCAGTTGCGCCGCAAAGCTCAGCACCTTGGCAAAGTCAGAATGCACGTTGAGGACCAAGTGGCCGGAAATCAAGTCAAAGATGTCACCGCCCTGACCAGTCGCACGATCTGTCCAGAGACCTGCCTTATCGCCGGTGACCACGATCTCCAGACTATCTCCCGGGCTGCCCAGGATGTCGCCGACCAGGAACTGGCCGCGCTTGACCTTGCCAGCGGGAAACATGTCCATCAGCACCGACTCAAGTCTCGACAGCAAGCTGGCGCGAATCTCCTCGCGATTGCCATCGCCTGACGGTGTTGGCGTCGGTGTCACATCGTTAAAGTCCATCATGGCTGGCACCCTCCGATTGGTCTGTCTGGGTGTTGGAATCGCCAGCGGCGCTGCTTTTGGCGGCCCAAGTGCTTAACTCATTCATGCGAAAGCGAACCAAGCCGCCCAGCAGGTAATGCGGAATGCGGTGTTTGGCGCGCATTTTGAGGTCACCAAACCAGTACAGTGGCAACCGAAGCGCGCACGCAGCCTGCTTGGCATCGATCATGGGCTCGGCATCCATTTGGAAGTCTTTTTTTGGTGTGTTCATTGGGTTGTCCTCCAGCAGCGGCTCTGCCAAGCGCAAAACTTGCATTCAAAATGGGTGGCATCAAGGTTGGCGCGAGGAAGCAACTCACCTGCCTCCGTGGCGGCAATGACCTTCACGCCCCGGTCGGACATGCGCTGGGCCAGCGCCGCATCGAACGGCACCAACTCGGCGTAGATGTCCATCGTGTCGGCGTTGACCGCCGTGAAGATGGCCGGGTTCTCGTGCAACTCCAGGTAGGCCTGGTAGATGGCCACTTGCGCGGCGTAGACCGGCTTGGAGACCGCGAGCTTGTTTTTCTCCAGATCACGCCAGGATTTGGAGCCCAAGCACTTGTTTTCCCAAAGCGCCGGATAGGTGAATCCTTCAGGCCCGCCGACAAAGACACCATCAATGTGACCCTGCAAGCGACCATCAGCCGTTGAAAATCCAAACTGCTCGCCATTGGGTTTGTGGGTGCGCAAATCAAAACCGGCGGCGCGCAGCCACGCCACCATGCTGTCCTCGTTGACGTGGCCACGCTCAAAAATGCGCAGAATGCGACCCTGCGTCTCGCGACCCGGGTCCACTGGTGCTTGGGCGTACTCGTATTGCAATGCGCGCTCGCACGACACGCCCAAACGGGATGCGCCCAAATACTGGCGGGATTTCTCCTTGGCTCGGGTCTTTTGCAGACCCAGATCGACCAGTGTGCTGATCTGGCCGCTGACGCTTGATGATGAGTTGAAGTCCATCATTTGGCATCCTCCCAGGGCAGATCGTTTTCCATGTCGGCAAACGGATTGGCCATCGGATCAGCCACTTCGGGAAGGCCCCGAACTGGTGGGTACTTGGATTTCTCGTGGTGCTCCACCATGGCCTGCGTAAAGCAGGTCACGATGGAGTCAATCACTGCCAAGGCTTCGGATTCAGAGTAGTCACCCAGTGGCTTTGTGAACCCAATGGTCCCGGCTGCTTCGCCGAAGGCCTTAAGGCACTTGAGCATGGCGTTTTGCTCGACTTCAGAGAGATTGACCATGGTCACCCCCTTGGAGTCGACGAGGTCGTCCTTCAATCTGACCCAGTTCCCGTACATGACGTGAAACGCTTTTTGACAGCGATCGGAGCAAAAGGTCCAGTCCAGCGGATACCGCTGGGCCTGTCCTGTGCGATGCCGGTTGTCGGTATGACCATACCCCCGGGCTTGACGTGAGCAGACCCAGCATTTCATCGCCTGCCTTTCTTCTTGCAATTGACAAGACGTTCACTGACCGGGCGACGACCCTCGGTGTAACCGTCGCAGTCAACAAAGAAGCGGGTTTTGGCGTGCAGGCAACGGCTCTGCTTGATCATCTGGTGCTGATAGGCACGGGTGCAATCAGTGCAGTAGTCGCTGTCACCAGCACGGGTCTTGACGGCATAGGTGCGCCACTGTTGGTACTGCGACGCGTCAGTGAAGCAGCCTGGGTGGGTGGTCTGCTCCGTGGGTAAAGAGGCATTCATGGCTGACACTCCTTACTGCGCCCAGGCGGGTTTGCCGGAAACGGGCGCGCGTTGGGGCGCTGGCGCTTGGTGTGTAGGTGGTGTTCCTGCACTTTGGGCAGCAGGAGCATGGGGCGCTGAATTAGCTGGCGCTTGTACGCCGGGTGCCAATTTCGACGGCACACCAAACGTGCGTGCGTAATCAGGGTGGTCGGGCTCCACGGCCATCTTGACCACGTTGCGGTCATCACCCCGGTCATCCTTTTCGATATCCACGCGCACCAGAAACTCCAACCCGTCGAGGTCAACAAAGCCTTGGATGCGCCTTGCGTCAGCAGCTTGGGGGCTGTTGTCCTGCGGCAGCACGTTTCTGGCACTGTTCAGTGCGGCGCGCACGAAGGTTCTGCCCATCTGCGTCCAGGTTGGACCCTTGGGCGAGTACAGCCCGATGTTCGACCACATCTTGCGTTTGGCGTGTTCGCCGCCGGTGACGACAAACTCGGCAGCCAGGTAGACCGCACCCGTTTTGGATGACTGGGTGGGATAGCCGTCCGTCCAGCCAAGGCTTGCGTCATAGTGGCCACCGGGTTTCAGTGTCATCAGCACCGGCACGAGCGCGCCCTTGGGGATCAGGTTAAAGCCTGACTGCTGAGCTTCTGCGTCGTTAAAGTCTGACCAGGCATTGGTGTTGTTGTTGTCGTTCATTTGAATTACTCTTTGGAATCAGTGGGGGTTGGGGCTTGTGGGTTCTGTTCAGGGGTGCCAGCGCCAGCGCACTTGGCGATGAGCGCACCCAAGTCGGGCGGCTCAAGCAGGTCAAGACGACCGCTGCGGTCTTTGGCCGGATATCCGTAAGGGTTGATGGTCTGGGTGACGAACGCTCGGTAAGACGTGCCGTCTTCAGCCTTGATCTCAGCCAACGTCACCACCTCGTCCACGATGCCCGGCAACTGCAATGCAGTGGCGCTGCCCTCGATCTGCGGCACAAACACCTTGCGGCCAAAGTCGTCGGTCTTGGTGTCTAAGATGGCCACGAACACCACGTTCTTGCCACGAGCGTGCTGCAAATGAGTGAGCGCAGTGACCATTTCCTGGCCTAAAAGGCCATATGCACCACGCGAATCCGGCTTTCCAGTGCGGTCGGAGAACGCTGCTGGCTGGCTCTTGGCCCAGTTAAAGCACAGCCGTGATAGCGCCGTGATGGAGTCGCAAAAGTAGGTCCGATACTTGTCCAGGCTGGCCGGGTCGCCATAAACCGAGCAGACATGATCGAAGTGCGCCTGTGAGAACGGTGACTGCTCGGGCAGCGCCGGGTTGGGCCCAGCCAAATAGACCACCAGATCCCGAAACTCGGGCCAGGTGCGCGGCCGCAGACAATCGCCTTCCCAGTCTGAGACAGACAGGTCACCCGCCTCCAAGTCAATGAACAAAGTGGACTGGGTATCGAGGAATTTCAGCTGTGTCGTTTTGCCGATGCCACTCACACCCAGAATGACGATCTTGACACCACGGCGCTGCGCGCGCCGCTGGTCAGCAGTAATGATGGGAAGTGCCATTTAAGCCACCTCCGGATCAATAGTCAGGGTGAAAGTCGGCTTTCCGGCTTCCACGGTTCTGGCCAGCGCAAACTGCTGCTGCAACGCTGGTGGCCAGTTCGTATACCGTGACTCAGAAACTGTGAGCTTGATGTCGACGTAGCTCCTGACTTGCTCGCCCGATGCCACCACACGCTCTGCAATCTCGCCCAGTTGCTTTTGGTCCCAGGTGATCTTTTTAGGAAGCTCGAACTTGATACGAAGGGATCCGTCGCTAATGTGGGTGGTGCCAAAATCACGGCCGGATTCCAGCAGCGCGGCTTTGGCTTGTTCTTCATAGCACTGCTTCAAAGCGGCGTCGAATTTGGTACGGGCCTGTTTGAGCCAGGCAATGGCTTTGTCCAGATTGACATCCACTTCAAGTTTTTGAGCGGGTGTCAGCTGGGCCAGTTGGCTCACGGACATTTCGGCGATGTCGGCAGGAAAGATGGTGAGATCAGTCATGGTCACAGCCGCCTTCATTGGTAAACCGAAGTGAAGGTGGAGTGCCGCGACACGCGGCGCTCATAGGCTTCGATCTCTGAGATGAGATATGTGACCCGGGCCCCCATCTTGCAGAAGATGGGTCCGAGTTTTTCCTGCCTCCAGCGGCGCAGGGTTTTGACTGAAAGCCCCCAACGCTGGGCGAGCTCGTTTTCATCGATTGCGATACGTTGCACCGCTGGACGAGCTAACTGCCGGCTGTGCCGTTCAGAGTGGACAAAAGATGTGGTGTTTTGCATTTCGGTGTACCTCCTAGTTGGAATGCACACCGATCTTTTTGCCGGAACTTATGGCGAACTTATGCCCGAACTTATGGTTTTTCTTATGAGTTTCAAATCAGACCCCGGCGAACGCAATATTTGCCGTACCCGACCTTCTCGATGACATGCTCGCGGCGAGCTTGATCTACAAAAGCGTCATCAAATGACTGATAGCCGGTTTTGGCTAGCTTGTTGACTGCGCTCCAGGACATGACTGGGGGCAACTTTTGCGGCGCGCCCCACATGTGTTTGATGATGTTGGATTGCTCGTCACTGAGCACCAGAGATTTGGTGAAGTGAGCCAACTTGAGCCGGTTGACTTCAAAGTACTCCTGCGGTTCACTTTCTGCTTTGATCGATGCATATCGCATCAAAATCCGATCAAGTGCATTGCGATCAAAAGTGCTGTTGCTACCATCAAACTCCACCAAATCGGCAAAGCAGCGCTCAATGTGCTCACCGTACAGCTTTGGGCTGGACGCCTTGTCGACAAACAAGATGCCACTGCCAGGATCGACCTTGTCGTCAAGTAATGCCTTGATCTGTGCGCTGGCCTCACCCTGGCTGTTCCGGGCGACATACACCTGGACTAACTTGTGGGTTTTGCCAACTCGCACCGCACCCAGATGCCAAAGGTGACCAGAAATCAGCTCACGCTTTTTGATCATGGCACCGGGCTCGAGCCCAATGAAATCCCCAAGGTCTTCAAGCCACTTGTCCATGCAGACGCTGTAATGCGTGACCTCCCAAAGTGGGGCAACCACGATGTGCCCCCTGCGCTGGGGATTGGGATAGCGATAGACCTCTGCAGCCTCGTCGATTTCAACCTCAACTTCCATCTCATCGCCAAAGAGCTCCGCCATGTGAAAGCTGGAATAACCCACCACACGGACCCACCCACGGCTAAGCAACTCCGCGCGATGGCTCTGCAGTTTGTTCTCAAAAAACTCTGTGTGCACGTCCTGCAAACTGTCCAGCAGTTCTATCAACCGAACAAACGGCGACAGTCTCATGCCAGCGCGACCTCTTTCATGACACCCAGACTGATCAGCTGCAGCCTTACCAACTCACGGTCTTGGGCTGTTTTACAGCGGCTGCTCAGTCCATTTGGTCGGGTAATCTGAACAGAAATGTTGTGTGCCTTGCGGTTTAACGCCTTGGCAACTGACAAACTGAGATTGACGCGGCTGATGTCGTCACCAGAAAGGGCCTTGAACTGGTAGGCGTCAGATGCAACCGTGTAGAGGTCACGACTATCGCGCCGATCACGGGAGATTTCCATCTGACTTGTCAGTTGACGCCTGTTTTCGCGCCCCCGTATGGGCAGGGGGTTTGCCAAGCGAGTGACGTTGGTCAGTCGAATCTTTTGAATGGCCACCGCGCTGACGCCGACCACCAACGCGCCCTCAATCTTGTTGATGATGGAGCTTGTTGCGAACTCTTTGAGTTCAAAAGTGCACATGGGCACGTTGGATATCGCCTCGGAGCTACCAAGCACGGTGCTTTGAAAAATGCTCGCCAGTTGCGCTCGAATGGTCTTGTCTGGGCAAAAAACACCCAACATTCCGGTCTCAGGCTCCCAAGAAAAGACAAACTCAACGGCGGCGGGCTCTTCCATTTCCACTACTTCTTTGTTGTTCACCTGCTTATAAAAGGCCATCGTGCCGTTGAAGGTGGCCGTAATGGTGTGCTGAAGCTTGTGAAATTTATTCTGCTCTGGCTCGCTTTCATGGCGGCTGGCGTGCGAGCGATCAACGTGTTTAAAGTGATGCAGCAAGATGTCTTGGGGATCAACGCCACCAAATAGTCCGGCAATATTTATGCGCAGTTGCTCAAACATCTCCTCGTTGGGTCTAGGAATTGCTTCCTTGGGGCCAAGAAAGTGACTGGCATATTCCATGCTACTCCACTGCTGGTTGATCGCCTGCTGCGACTCAGCCTGGTCAAATCGCTGATCGGGTAACAACCCAACTGCCGGAAACTCTTGAGCTAGGAAAAGGTACAAGGCCCGGGTGAATTTATCTGTTGGTTGAACCAGCGCCAGCGCATCGGCTTCGCTTTGTGGGTCCAGCAATGACAAAACAGACTGGATTCCAAACTCATCTTTGAGCGAGTCGATCCGGTCTGAGGCGTGCTCCAATTTGGCTAATAATTCTGGCGGTACAACTGCTATCCACTCGTAAAGCTTGCGCCGCTGCGTTGGAATCAATGCGGCTTTGGATGCCCGAGCGGTATCAATCAGCTCCTGCGGAACATCTGCACAGCAAAATCGTTGAGCCATTTCGAGCAGCCTAAGGGGTTGCTTTACTCTGCGCGTCAAAGTGACAAAGTGCTCCATGGTTGGCAGCAGGTCTTCGCCGGAGTCGTCGCCGCGCCTCCGCTTTGGCGAATCGTCTGTTGGTCCAGTCTGTGCTGGCGAAAGAATTGCGTTGTTTAGTCCCTTTTTATCTTCCATCAGCCTTCGTCCTTATTTTTACTGATTAAAAACACAGTATAAAACGGGATCAGATTTTTGGGAAACATTTGCTTGCTTTTTGAAGTCCGTGCCCAAAGATGACGCATGATTGAACCGAGCCGGTTGGGCATGGATGGATTTGCGTGAACCTTAGTTTTCCGCATGTCCGTCACGAAGACCAATCCAGCAGGCACTCTCTGCGGTGCTTCGCCAGTAAATAGCGCCTAATGACCTCGCTGACAAAAAGACTGGTTTCCACACAAATAACGACGGACAGAAAATATTCATGGGATTGCAAGACAGGGGCTGGTTTCAAGATGCACAGCGTGAGCTGGAAAAGCAGCGTCAGATTGACGAAGCGCGATTCAAATTCTCGCCTTTTTCACGAAGGAATCTGGGTACAAAGTCCAAGTCTTCGACGAAGACGGGGCTGATTCCAATGATGATCTTTTGGTTGTTGGTGATGGGAGTCTTGTACGGATTGATGACGCACTATCTGAAACCAAAGCAGGCTGAGGTGCTTGCCAACGGTGATCTGGTGATCAACAGGTCACAGGACGGACACTTTTACACGGCAGGCATCATCAACGGCAGGAAGGTCAAATTTATGGTCGATACAGGGGCATCCCTGGTTAGCGTGAGTGAAAAATTTGCGCAAAAGGCGTTCATTCTTGGCGGTGTGCCCACTACGTTTAAAACAGCAAATGGTGATCGACCGGGGCGCGTTGTGGATGGTGTGGCTGTATCAGTGGGGCCAGTAAACGTTACCAACCTTAAAGTGGGCGTTGGCCTGCGACTTGACAACGAAGATGATGCTTTGTTGGGCCAGTCGTTCCTGTCGAAATTCGACATTTCAATAAAAAACAACCAGATGGTGCTGCGGCCGCGCTGAGCGAGTAATTCTGGCCATCACACCAAACACGCCGGGAATTTTCCACAGGCATGACTTGGCGAGTTCAAATCGGTGTTACCAGATTCATTTACTTCAATCCACCGCAAAGATGAAGTGGTTTTGACCTGCTGGCGTTTTGAAACTGACCGTGCCAGCGGATACGCTTAGTGCAATTTCGGCAACTCACAGCGAAGCTGTTGCCAAAAAGCATGAATGATGGCGAAACTCGCATCATCAGGATTATCTTTTCCCGAATCGTTAAGCAACTGGTTGTTGCCATCGTAGAAGCCCAAGTTGTTGCGGATCCACAGCCCCAATCCCAAATCCAAATTGATCAGGTCGTCCTCGGTCATCCCAATGATCTTGGCTTGTTCGCTATCTGGAACCATGGTCTTTAGCAACCGCACCGCAGCCTCGACAGTGGTTGGAAACAGATCAGCCATGGTCACCCTTTCGCCAGTCCCAAGGTGCAATGGGTGATTTTTCGCTCCATAGCCCCTGTTGGCGGGACTGAGCGCCCTGCTCCGCCTTCTCATATTTCGGGTGATCAGCGGCAGGTTGCTCCTTGGAGTACTTGCGATACCACCATGCCAGCCCGGCGCCCACCTGGCTCAAGCCAGCATCAAATGTCCGGGCACAAGCACTTGAGCAGTTGGGCGACGCCACCAGCACCTTGCCCACGATACGTTTGTACCGATCAAGCTTTGTCCACTCGATGTCGACCTCTTTGTCGAAAACCAGTCGCGACAGGTTTTCCTTTGACACCTGACCGAATGCCTGCTTTTTTTCGGGCGCATCTATTCCAGCGACCCGAATCTTGTGCTGTACCTTTGCTGCATCAAGCACCGTGATGGTGTCGCCATCGGAGACACCGACCACACGGCCCGTCAGCACCTCTGCACCGACTGGGCCCAAAGCCAAGATCAGCGCGAGCGCAAGTCCAAAAATCCTCATCCGATTACCCTCTGTTGCCCTACGTTACCCATCGTCTTGGAGGATTTGATTCATGATTTCTGGGTCTTTCAAATGCCCTTTGCAAACCATGAAACCTATCAAACTCACTCCCCCAGAACAGATGTCAGCGCGCCAGCGAGCAGCCGAGATCACATCCATCCTGTCGGCAGCCATTATGCGTACTCACGCCAGTGGTCAGGCCGCGACAGACCAAATAGAAAGACAAGTTGGACTTGGCTTTTCTGGTGACCAGCGCGTTCATACGAACCCCTATCAAACAAGGAGTTCCAAATGAACCAAACCACCACTTCAGTGTCAGCCCAAGTGACTGAACTCTCCAGCCTGTCAATGCCAGCCCTGTGGGCGCTATGGGATCGATTTTTCAAGCGTCGCCCGGATAATCCCAACCGCAAATACGTTGAGTCGCGTGTCGCCTACACGCTCCAGGAACAGGCGTATGGCGGCTTGAGCGCAGAGACGCAGCGCCGACTGGTCAACATCGGCATGCGCCACTCCAAGATCAAAGGTAGGCAGATTGCACGCGATATTGAACTGGCACCTGGCACCGTCTTGATACGCGAGTGGGGCGAGCGTGACCACAAGGTGACCGTGACCGCCGAGGGCACCTTTGAATATATGGGCAAGTTTTTCAAGAGCCTGTCTGCGGTGGCCAGGCACATCTCCGGCACGCCATGGTCCGGGCCGCTGTTTTTTGGCTTGAAGACCAACCGCAAGGAGGCAGCATGAGCGCAGCCACCCAAATTGCATCACCCAAGCCCCGCAAACGTTGCGCCGTGTACTGCCGCGTCTCAAGTGACGAGCGGCTGGAGCAGGAATTCAACTCCATCGATGCGCAGAAAGAGGCAGGCCAATCCTATGTTGCCAGCCAACGCTCGGAGGGCTGGATTCCGGTGGTGGACGACTACGACGACCCCGGGTTTTCTGGTGGTAACACCGAGCGGCCTGGACTCAAGCGCCTGATGGCAGACATTGAGCGCGGTCTGGTCGATATTGTGGTGGTCTACAAAATTGACCGACTGACCCGCAGCCTTGCCGACTTCTCCAAAATGGTCGAAGTGTTCGAGCGCCAGGGCGTGTCATTCGTATCCGTCACTCAGCAGTTCAACACCACCACGTCCATGGGCCGCTTGATGCTCAACGTGCTGCTCTCGTTTGCACAGTTCGAGCGGGAAGTCACCGGCGAGCGGATCCGCGACAAGATTGCCGCCAGCAAACGCAAGGGACTGTGGATGGGTGGTGTGCCGCCCTTGGGCTACGACGTGGCCAGCCGGTTGCTGGTGGTCAACGAAACTGAAGCCAATCTGGTGCGGCGCATCTTTCGCGAAATGCTCACGATTGGGTCGCCGACCCGCATCGCGCAGGGCTTGGCCAGCGAGGGCATCACGACCAAAGCCTGGACGACCCAAGACGGTCAAGTACGCAGTGGCACCCAGATGGACCGGAAATACCTGTACAAACTGCTGCGCAATCGCATCTACCTGGGTGAGTTGTCGCACAAAGGTAGCTGGTTCCCGGGCGCGCACGCGCCGATCGTTGACCATGGTCTTTGGGGTCAGGTACATGAAGTGCTGGCGCGCGACCCGCATGTGAGGTCCGTGGACACGCAAACGCGAGAGAGCACGGACGCACTGTTACGTGGTCTGCTCTTTGGCCCCAGTGGTGACCCGATGTACCCGACCTATGCCAGCAAGAACAAACGCAAGTACCGCTATTACGTCTCTAAGGCAGAGATGCGATTTGGTGCAGCGGGTAAAACGCACGAGCGCATTCCGGCAGCAGAGGTGGAAGCCGCAACGGTCAACCAAGTCAAAACGGTGCTGTCCAGTCCCGAAGCCATCACCGCCGTTTGCAAATCACTTGAACTGCAGGGTGTCCAGATCAACGAGGACGAGATCGTGATGGGACTTCACAAGCTTGAGGATGCTTGGGAGCAGCTGTACCCGGCCGAGCAGATCAGAATCGTCAAACTGATGATTGAGAGGGTTGATCTGGTCACCGGCGGGCTCAAGATCAAATGGCACGCCCTGGGCTGGAAAGAACTGATCAAGGAGTTTGCAGCGAAAGGCATTGGTGCTGAACTGGTGGAAATGGAAACAGCATGAACGCTGATCTCGAATCCCTTGTGCCCCTCACTTATTCACGACGTGGCGTGCAGCGGCTGGCCACCACCAGTGCGGCTGCTCCAGACACGACGTTTTTGGATGGTCTCAGTCGTGCGTTTTACTGGAAGAGCCTGCTTGACACAGGTGCCATGAAAAGTGGCTCTGAAATCGCCAAGAATGAAGGCCTTCACCACTCGGTGGTCAACGAACTGCTGCGTCTGACATTGCTGGCTCCGGACATCATCACGCAGTTGATGTCTGGCACTCAACCACGGCGGCTCAATTTGATGTGGTTTCAGCGCAACCGGTTACCTGTGGACTGGCACGCTCAGCGCGCAATCATTGATAGCTTCAAGTAGGAATCGACATGGCAAAAAATGACAAGGGCATGGTGACTGGCGATCCAGTCACGTACCAAATTCCAGCGCCAGCAGGCGGTGTGCAGATGGAGACGTTCATACCTTGGACGTTGGTCAAGCGAGGTGTCCGGCGGCAAGTGATCACGCCAATTGACGCGCCAGAGCATTTTCAAAGGGAAGCTCTCGTTGAACGAAGCGCGCGCAAAGAGGCAAAAGACAGCCCGTTGATCCGGGCGTTGGGACTGGCTCATTACTGGCAGCGGTTACTGGACGAGAGGAAATATAGGTCACTGACTGCGATTGCCGCCATTGAGGGCATCGACTTGGGCCAAGCAAGCCGGATCTCTCAACTTGCACGGACTGCGCCGGAGATTGTTGAATCTTGCCTCGCTGGTGATCGCGGCGGGGTGAATATGGAGCAGTTGTGTCGTGTCTGTCTTACCGGCAGCTGGAACGATCAAGTCCGAATGCTGCCCCTTGGACAGCAAGGTCGGCAAGCACCCTGATTCCTGACACTCGAAGTCACCAGGGCCACGGTCGGCCATAGACCCTTAGCGGGTGCTCACCACTGGCAGCTTTCGGGTTATCCAGTTCAAACCCCTTCAGAAGCCGTTCGCAGCATTCGGCTACGTGCCCGAAGCCGTAATCCATCAATAGACAGAGCGGACATTTAATTTCCGATCGATTATGAGAAAGCGGTCATTCGAATACCAGGCCTGAATTTCTCGTTTGGCCGTCTCTTGAGCAGCGTAGGAAGCGGTCGGTCGTCATTGCCTGCTTCCTGGTAAGCCTGTTTCATGCATTCCGAAAACTATCAGCCGACCGTTGCAGTCTTCAGAAACTTCCACCCTTGAGTTAACCCGCACAAACTGCTGATTTCAAGCTGTCCAGTTCGACAAGTTTCGCCACGCTACTTAGCTCTACGCAATCCCACAGAATTGGTCATCAGGGAAATGATAAGCCATAATTTCAACAATGTCCGATGTACGGAGCAGAGGCAGGGAAAGAGCTTTGTTCGCGAAGAGAAATTCCCAATTCCATCGATCTGCAAAACGTTTAATCAGTACCAATGACCACCTCAGGGCTTCATTTTGAGATAGACAAATCCAATCCCAGCGATTCTGATAGTAATCGATCAGATCGATCGACCAAGGAAGTGCTGCATTGCTAGAGAGTCCTCCGTTAAAGTCAACGCCCCAGTCCCACTGATCAGAAAAATATTTGATCAGTTCAAGCGACCAAGGCAGTGCTTCATTTTCAGACAATGTCCGCCAATCCCAGCGATCCGCATAGCGCTCAATCAGGACAATTGACCAAGGCAGAGTTTGATTCTCGGATAGTTCCCTCCAGTCCCATCTATCCAAAAACCGTTCGATAAGTTCGAACGACCAAGGCAGGTCGCCTTTCGAGGAGAGTCCTGGCCCGCCGCTGCACCCCTTCCAGAGCGGATACTTTTTATAACGTTCTGTAAGTTCAATTGAACATGTCAGCGCATTGGCAGGGAGCCAATCCCATCGCCACCGATCCTTGTAGCGTTCGAGCAGCTCATGTGACCACGGTAGGTCTGCATGAAGGGAAAGAAGACTCCAATCCCAGCGATCTTCAAAGCGTTCAAGCAGCTCATATGACCACGGCAGACAATTATCAGAGAGTCCGGGTTCATCATCGCCCCAACGACTCCAGCACCATCGATCCTTAAAGCGTTCGATCAGATCAATTGACCATGGCAGGGCACGATTCACTGATAGCGCCCTCCAATCCCAGCGTTCTTCAAAGCATACGATCAGATCACGTGACCATGGTAAGTCACCAGACTGAGATAGCAATCGCCAGTCAAAGCTATCCGAAAGGCATTCGAGTAGCTCAAGCGACCAAGGCATAGCTGGATTATCAGAGAGTCCGTACCCTCTCTCTTCGTCCCCATAGCTATAAATTGAATAGCCCCAAGCCCAAGAGTCAATATAACGCTCGATTAGCGCAAGCGTCAAGGGCAGGGCTTCATTCAAAGACAGACTAGCCCAGTCCCAGCGATCCGTAAAGCGTTCAATCAACTCTTTTGGCCAAGG